TTTTTGTTGATTCATTATTACAATATTTTAATATTTCTGACATTGTTTTTATAATTAATGTATTATCATTATCATCTGAAATTTCTAATATTTCATCTTCAATAATATTTTTATAATTAAATCCAGAAATTGATTGAATAAAATTATTAAATTCAATTTCAGACCAATTTAAACCATTATTATTAAATCTTATATTAATATTACTATCATTTTGTAATAAACTAATATAACTATTTAATATATTTATTATTTCTGAATCTTTAGAAAATTCCATTATATCTCCTCTATTTTATAGATTATATAATTGATTTTATATATATTAATCATTTTTTATATAAAATAATAATGTATTTATTTATTTAATTATGGAATTAAAAAATTTAAATTTATTAGTAACTGGTGGTTGTGGTTTTATTGGTTCTAATTTTTGCAATTATATTTATAATAAAGTTAATAAATTAGTTATTTTAGATAAATTATCTTATTCTGGTAATAAAAATTATATTCAAAAAATTTTAAAATATGATAATGTTGAATTAATTGTTGAAGATATTTTATATCATAATTTTAATAATACTTATAATAAATATAATATTAATTATATTATTCATTTCGCTGCAGAAACTCATGTCGATAATTCTTACAAATATTTTGAAATACATATAAATAATAATATAATTGCAACACAAAAATTATTAGATAGTATTTTAAATTATTCAAAAAAAATAAATTTAATACATTTCTCTACTGACGAAATTTATGGTCAAACAAATGATTCTATTAAATTAAATGAAAATTCTAATTTTAATCCTACAAATCCTTATGCTGCTACAAAAGCTGCTGCTGAATTAATTGTTAATACATATAAACATTCTTATAATTTACCTATTATTATTACTAGATGTAATAATGTTTATGGTATAAATCAACATATCGAAAAAGTTATACCTAATTTTATTATTAATGCTATGAATAATAATAAATTAAAATTACATGGTAATAAAATAAAAAAAAGAGATTTTATTTATATTGATGATGTAATTAGTGCTATTGAAATTATAATAACTAGTGGTAAAAATAATGAAATTTATAATATTAGTATTGATAATCCAATCTCTATTAATAAATTAGCAGAATTAATTATATCTAAAATTGGTAAAGGATCTATTATAAATATTGAAGATAGACCTTTTAATGATTATAGATATAATATTGATAATTCAAAATTAATTAACTTAGGTTGGAAACCTAAATATATTACTTATAATGATTTTGATAATAATATTGATTATATTATTAATCATATTAAAAATAATAATAATAAATTTTATTATAATAACTATTTTAAAATTTTATTACCATATTTTTTTATATTTATTTATTTAATTGTACTTTATTAATTTTATTACTTTATCTTTTTTAAACCAATTTAATATATTAAAATCAAATAAATTATTAAATTGTGTTGTATTATGGTCATATAAAGTTTTTAAATATATATTATTATCATCTAAATATAGAAAATTTAATTTATATATTTCTTTTTTTAGTATAATTATTTTTTCAATCCATTCACAATATTTTAGCATATTTATTGTATAACTATCTTTTACTAGTTTTCTTTCAATATTATTGAAATAAAATATATCTTGTTTATAATTATTTTCCATATTATTATTATATATATAATATTATCATTTTTTATATTTTTACTTTTAAATATATAAAATTGATTTATTTAACATTATTATTATTAATAATGTTTAATCAAATTTACAATAATGAAAATATTAATTTTTATAATTTAGATTTATATTATTTATATATAAATAATTTTGATATGGTATCTATAATTAATTATAATGATTATAATTAATTAAAATATTAATATATATTCATTTCTAGTTTGTTTATACTTTTAACCAATAAAAATTTAAGTCAAAATTTATATATAATATTAAAAATGATAATTCTCTATATTATATTTTTTTACTAATTTTTGTTTTTTGCTAAAAAAAATGAATTTTTACTTTTTAAAAATTATAAACAATATATATTAGTGATAATATGAAAAAACTTATAGAAGAGAAAGAATTAAATAATAAGGTTCCTAAACTAACAAAAAAACAAATAGCAATTGATAAATTGTTTAAACCAAACAAAGATGGTGTATCAGATTGGATAAGCAGAGAAAAAATTGATGAAAATAATGAATTAAAATGGGGAAATAATGGAACTACAAGAAACGGATTATTTCAAAATGATAATAGATATATATGGAAATTTGATAGAAAGAATGATAAACCAACAGGGCGGATAATAGCTATAAAAACAATTGGTATAAATGAAGAAACATTAGCTGGAAAATCTAGACCAATAAGAGCAAATATTGAAAAATATCATAAATCACAATGTTGTGTTGTTTGTGGTTCACATTCATCCTTAATAACAGATCACAAAAATGATCTATATAATGATCCTAGAGTTTTAAACACAAAAACACAAATTAAAGAAGATTTTCAATGTTTATGTAATCATTGTAATCTGCAAAAAAGACAAATAGCAAAAAAAACAAAGGAAATAGGTAAAAGATATGGGGCTACAAATATACCTTCTTTATCAGTTTTTGGAATAGATTTTATTGAAGGAGATGAAACATTTGACGAAAATAATATAGATGCTATGGTTGGAACATATTGGTATGATCCTATTAAATTTATGGATTATATTAAGAAAAATCTAAAATCTGTTTAACTTTATCAAAATATTCTTTATTAAGTTCGCATCCTTTAAATTTTCTATTTGTATTTTTACAGGCAATTAATGTAGTACCTCCACCTAGAAATGTATCTAAAACAGTGTCATTTTCATTAGAGTGTTTTTTAATTAATTCTTCAAATAAAGACAAACTTTTTTGTGTTGGATGAAATCTATTTTTTCCACCCTGTAGTGGAAACATATAAATAGCATTATCATATTGACTATTAAATGTAGGTTTAGTTCCTTTAATACAAGTTAATGCTATTTCTCTACAATTAGTTAAATAATTAATTTTACTATTTAAGGGTTGAGGGTTAGTTTTAATCCATTCTATAAATCTAATTTGTTTAAAATTATATTTTTCTAAAATTTTTTTTAATGTTTCAATTTTCCATAAATCAAAGAATATAATAAGTGTTCCTCCATTTCTAAGTTTATCAAAATATAATTTAATAAATTTTTCTAAAATTTCCATTGTAAAATCATTATCCCAATCACCATAATCCGTTTTAACACAATATTTTTTACCATATATAGTGCCATATTTTAAGTAATTATTTTTATTAATGTCATTTTCAATATTATTAATAGTTTTATATTCTTCCCACTCTTTTTCAGTCTTAACAGTTTCTATATTATTTTTTTCATTATATTTTACTTTATTATAATGAGAGTTCATTCCACTCTCTCTAGAAATAATATAAGGTGGGTCTGTTAATATTAAATCAATAGTATTATTTTCTATAGTTTTTAAATAATTTATACCATCTGTATTTTGAAAATCAATAGTATTTTCATTATTAATTGCTACTTCTTTTTCATCTGTATTTTGAAATTCGATAGTATTTTCATTATTAATTGCTATTTCTTTTTCATCTGTATTTTGAAAATCGATAGTATTTTGATTATTAATTGTAATTGCTATTTCTTTTTCATTTGTTTTATTTAATAAATCTATTTTATTTAATTTTTCTTCAAGAACTTTATCTAAAATCTTTTTTACTTTACTTTCAACTACACAAGGATTTTTTTTATTTAAATGTTTTGTATAATGTCCTTTTTGAGTAAATTCTTTTCCACATTTTTCACAACTATAATTAACCATTTTTAGTTATATATTATATATTTATTTTATTTTAAATCAATTTTTTAATAAAAATTAAGTAAAAAATATTAAATTAAATATTTTAAATGTTTAATAATATAAAATAACTTAAAAATTTAAATATATATAAATTATATTATATGAGAGTTTTTGTTGTAGGACATAAAGGATGGATTGGTAAAAAATTTATTAATATTTTAATTGAAAATGGTATTCCATATTCTTGTTCCAAATTAAGAGCTGAAGATTCTAAAATTTATAATGAAATATCTAAGTTTGAAACAACACACGTATATTGTTGTTCAGGTAGAACTCACGGTTTATTAAATGATATTGAATATAATACTATAGATTATCTTGAAAATTCTGAAACTTTAAAAGAAAATATTAATGATAATTTATTTGTTCCTTTATCATTAGCATTATATTGTGATAAAAATAATATTCATTTTACATATATTGGTACAGGATGTATTTTTGATGATTCTGTTGTTAAATTTAATGAAAACGATAAACCAAATTTTTTTGGTTCAAATTATAGTATTGTAAAAGGTTTTACTGATATGTTAATTAAAAATAATACTAATGCTCTTATACTTCGTATCCGTATGCCTATTTCTTCTGATGAAAATGATAGAAATTTTATTACAAAAATAAAAAAATATGATAAAATATGTAGTAAATATAATTCAATGACAGTATTAGATGAAATGTTACCAATATCATTAGAAATGATGATAAATGAAGAATCAGGATGTTTTAATTTTACTAATCCTGGTAGTATATCACATAATGAAATATTAGAATTATATAAAAATATAGTTGATAATAATTTTACATGGAAAAATTTTACAATAGAAGAACAAGATAAAATTTTAAAATCAAAAAGAAGTAATAATAAATTAGATACAAGTAAATTAGAAAGTTTTTATAATGTAAACAATATATATATTGCTGTTAGTAATGTTTTATATAAAATAAAAAAAAATAATTTAAAAAATTTATGAAATAATACATCCACCACCACCTGTAGTAGGACCACCACCTTGATTAACAGGACCTGATTGATTAACAGGACCTGATTTAGTACTACCACCTTTATTATTTTTAGATTCTTCTTTTTTTGGATGATTGTGTTTTTTTTCAGCTTTTTTGTCTTTTAATGTATCAATATCACTCATATTTTTTTTTGTATCTTTTTTAATATTTTTAATTTCTTCCAAAAATTTATCTAGTCCTTTAATTTCTCTATGACGCATAACATTATTATAATAATTCATTTTACCTGAACATATTTGTGATAATGAAGGTGGTAATTGTTTATCAATACATTTACATTGTAAATTATCAGTAGTTAATATTTCATTAGTATTTGGATTATTAAAAGTAATAATACCACTATCTTGATTATAAGTAGGAAACCATACATCACCATTGATACCTTTTAAACCATCCATACCATTTTTACCATTTATACCATCAATACCTTTATCACCTTTTAAATTTCTATATATAATATCATTTGTATTATCAGAATATTTAATATCTAAATAATCATCATTTATAATAATATCAATAATTGTTCTACCATTATTACCTTTTGGACCTTTATGTCCAAATAAACCAGAAGGACCAGTATCACCTTTTACATTACACATAAAATTATTACTATTATCACCTTTATTACCAGAATTTCCAATAATATAATTACCATTTAAACCTTTTTCACCACTAGGAATTTCAATAATAATTTCTTTTAAATTATTAGCAGCAATAAAATCTTTATCAGGATATTTTTCATATTGTAATGTAAAATTACCAAGTATAATTTCTTCGTCATTTATATATTTTTTTTCTTTTATAAATTTAAATAAAGGAAATTCTTCTCTATTTTTAGGATTTTTACAAGGAATACAATCAGATTGATTTTTTCCAAATTTACCATCATTACCTTTTTCACCATTAATACCAATTAGTTTATTATTTATATTAAAATTATCTATAATAATATTATTATTATTATAATAATTGATTATTATTATAATAATAATAATAATAATAATAAGAATTTGTATATTATCCATAAAATTTATTTATTTCTTAATTTATAATATTTTTATTTTTTTTATATAATAAAAAAATAAATATTATGGACATTGTTGCATCCATTTTAATGAAGAACCATTTGTAGTGCATTTACTTCTTAAATCATCTGAAATAATATAATTATTATTTAAAGAAAATTTAATTTTTCCATTTTGATATGATGGGACCCATGTTTCTCCTTTTATACCATTATTACCATCTTTACCATTAATACCATTTAATCCAGAAATACCTTTTTCACCTTTTAAACTTTTATTTATTATTTGTATTGAATTATCAGTATATTTAATTTTTAATTTATAATCATCAGTTAATTCAATTTTATCAATACCTCTTCCTGGATCTCCTTGTGGACCTTCTGGACCTAATGGACCGATAGAACCTGTTTCACATACATTAGAACATTCTAATGTTTCACCTTTTAAACCTTTTGGACCATTTGGACCTATAACAGTATCACCTTTTGGACCAGTTTCACCATTAGGAATTTGAATTACAATTTCTTTTAATTTATTTTGAATTATAAATTCAGGTGAAGGATATAATTCTTTTTGTGGATATTGTCCTAATATAACTTCTGGATCATTTTCATTTTTTTTTTGTTTTATAAATTTAATTAATGGTAATGGTTCAGGTTTATCAGGTTCATTACAAGGAACACATTTTTTACCATCAATACCATTTAATCCATTATCACCTTTAGGACCATCATTACCTTTTATATAAATTTTTTCAATTTCTTTTTTATATTTTTGTATATCTAATTTTTCACTACTTTGTTCGTCATCTGAAACATTTTTTATATCAATAAATTTATCAAAATGAATATTATTATCTTTTTTAAATTTATATAATATTAATATTAAAATAAATACTAATATTAATATTATAAATAATATTAATAATATTTGTATATCAAACATTTATTATATATCTCCTTAATAATTAATAGTTTTATTTTTTTTCAGAAATTAAAAAACCATATGGATTGTTTATTATATAATAAGGATAATCATTTAAATTTATCATTTCTATATCATTTTTAGTTATTTGTATTATTCTTTGTATACTATAATAATCATTATCATTGTAATAATATACTTTTCGTGTATTATTTTTAAATTCAATTATAATATTTTCTTTTGAATTATTATAATAATATATTGCATCTATATAATTATTAAATAATATTAAATCATCAAATGATATTTTTTTTATAATATTTACTCTAGATTTAATAGTATCTTCTATTTTTAATTTATATTTATTATTTAATTCTGTTAAATAATCATTATTTCTACTTAAATTTTTTCCTAATATATTATTTTTTTTAACAGGTAAATTATTTAAATATGAATTAGATAAAAAATTAGTAAATAATTTTGTATAATTTAAATAATTTGTTTCATTATTATTTTGTAAATTTAAATTTGTTTTTCTATTATTTTTTTTAAGATATAAAGGATAATGAAAAAAACTATATGCAATATTTAAATATATTAATAATAAATATATACTTTTCATATACACTATATATTATATATTTATTATTAATATATACTTTTCATATACACTATATATTATATATAATAAAAATAAATTAATTTGAATATGCTAACCCACCCATACCTGATAATATTCTCAATACATTATAATTTATAGAATATATACTAATTAAACCGCTTTTAGATGATGCAACTTGTAAATGTGCAGTATCTATACGAGACATATTTAAAGTTCCTGATGGTTGATGTTCTTCAGGTTTTAATGCAAATGAAAATACATTTATTCCAACATTTTTTGGTGTATTTTCATGATGTTGATATGGTTGCACTATACTAAAATAATCACCTACCCTTTGAGCAAAACGGTCATTTCCATTTAATTGTAATTTAGCGGCTAATACTGGATTTTTAATAATACCAGATTTTACTGTATATCCATATCTATTATAGGAATCATTAGAAAAATTATTCCAATATGCTCTAGTTAATGAACCAGAATTACTATCAATAATATTTAAACCATCAACAGAATCATTAATAGTAGCTGAATCATTATCAGTTGCTGTTATATTTTCAGGTTTAATTGTCCATATTAATTCTTTACAAGGATGATTAAAATTAATTCTAATATTTCTTAAAGAAGTATTTACTATTGAACCATCTATCTTTTCAGAACCAGTAAATTGTAATTGTTCTATCAAATATTCGTGTGATAATTGAGCAAATTTTCTTCTTTCATCAGTATCTAAAAATATATAATCAACATAAAGTTGTGGATTTTTTAATTCTAAATCATTACTAGTAAAATTACTATTATTAGTTGTTTGATCTGCAGAAAAATTGTAATTATTAGTATCACACATTTCATGTTTAGAAGCAAATTCAATATTAATTTTAACTTCATGATATTGTAAAGCAATTAATGGTAATGCTAAACCTACATTTCTACAAAACCAAAATTCTAATGGTACACATATATCTTTGGATTTTTCTTTTTCTAAAATAATAGAACGATTACTTAAATTACCACCAACCATTGCATTATAACCATCTCTTTTACCAATAGGTAATGATAATTCATTCCATATATACATCCATTCAGAATAATGTTTATCTATTCTTTGACCACCAATTTCTAATTCAACATTTTTTAATAATCTAATTCCATAAAATGGTACAAGTGCAAGACCAGTAGTATTATTTGTATTTTCTAAAGTACCTCTAAAATAAACACGATTAATTAAATCACCATTTCTTGTAATTAGAACAGATACACGAGAACCAATAACAGGATTACCATTAAAACTTTGTTCAATTGATTCCATTGCAAAATTAGTATGTCTGCGATAAACAATTTTGAAAAAAGTTATTTGAGGATTACCAGTTAAATATACATCTTGAGCACCATATGCAACTAATTGTAATAAACCTCCGCCCATTATTTTTCAAATTTAAATATACTATTAATAATTAAGATAAAAAAATAAGTTTAATTACTGTATGCAATTCCACCCATACCTGATAATATTCTTAATACATTATAATTTGTAGCATATATTGAAGTACTATATCCAGTACTACTACTTAAATTTGAATATTTTAAATCCAATGTTGCAGTATCAATTCTAGACATATTTAAAGTACCCGATGGTTGATGTTCTTCGGGTTTTAATGCAAATGAATATACATTTATACCAACATTATTAGGTATATTTTCGTGATGTTGATATGTCTGTATTAAATTAAAATATTTACCATCTCTTGATGAAAATCTATCATTTCCATTTAAAGATAATTTTCCAGAAGAAATAGGATTTTTATTTCCAGAATTAGGTCCTAATACATTTATAATTTCGTCATATGTATCAATAGGTTTATTGTTTGTTTTTGCTAATAAAGTATTTGTATCTGATGAATCATTAGTATAATTAAACCAATTTAGATTAGTGGAATTATTATTAGATACAGTCCATATTAATTCTTTAACAGGATGATTAAAATTTAATTTAATTTTTGAAACAGCAGATTCTTTACCAGTATATTGTAATTGTTCTATTAAATATTCATGAGAAGATTGAGCGAATTTTCTTCTTTCATCAGTATCTAAATAAACATAATCTACCCATAGTGATGCATCAAAATTACCTGATATTTGTTCATCTGTTCTATCACTTTGTTTTACACCTAAATTAGTATCAGATTCAAATTGTATATTTATTTTAACTTCATGATATTGTAATCCAATTAATGGTAAAGATAATCCTATATTACGACAAAACCAAAATTCAAATGGTATATGTAAATATTTATCAGATAAATCTCCACCAGAACCACCAACCATTTCAAAATAACCATCTTTTTTTCCATATGGTAAAGATAATTCATTCCATATATACATCCATTCAGAATAATGTTTATCTATTTTTTGACCACCAATTTCAACTTCTGCATTTTTAATTAAACGTAATCCAAAATATGGACAAGCATTAGTAATATTATTACATTTAACTACTAAATAAGCACGATTAATTAAATCACCATTTCTTGAAATAGTTGATGTTACACGAGAACCAAAACCTACATTTCCATTAAAAGTTTGTTGTATAGATTCTAAAGCGAAATTTGTATGTCTTCTATATACAACTTTAAAAAAAGTTATTTGAGGATTACCAGTTAAATAAACATCTTGTGCACCATATGCTACTAATTGAAGAAGACCACCTCCCATATTATAATTACTAATTATAATTAAGAAAAAAAATATAGTATATTTAATTTGAATAAGCAATACCACCCATACCAGATAATATGCGTAATACGTTGTAATTTACAGCATATATTGATACTTGTGATACTTTTGGTGATTCAAATGTTGTTGCATCAGTACGTGATACTGCGTTTCCATCAACATCAGGGTTAGTCTGATTACCTTTAATAACATCTTTATAAGTTAAATCTAAAGTAGCGGTATCAATTCTTGACATATTTAGAGTACCAGAAGGTTGATGTTCTTCTGGTTTTAATGCAAATGAATATACATTTATACCACTATTTGCTGGTATATTTTCATGATGTTGGAATGGTTGTACTAAATTAAAATATTTACCTTCGCGAGTAGCAAAACGGTCGTTTCCATTTAATGTTAATTTAGCACTAGAACATAAATTATTACCACCATCTGTAGATGATATAGCAGCAATAACATCTTCAGTAGTTGATGCTTTTAAAGTATCATCAGTTTTTATAGTATGAGATGCTTTATCAGTATAATTAACCCAGTCTTTAGGATCAGTTCTATTATGACATACCCAAACTAATTCTTTAACAGGATGATTGAAATTTAATTTAATTTTAGAACCAGCCGATTCTCTACCAGTAAATTGTAATTGTTCAATTAAATATTCATGTGAAGATTGAGCGAATTTTCTTCTTTCATCAGTATCTAAATAAACATAATCAACCCATAATTCAGCAGATAATTTTGCATCTGTAGCGGTTGTTGCTAAATTATCTTTTGTATCAAATTGAATATTAACTTTAACTTCGTGATATTGAAGACCAATTAAAGGTAAAGCTAAACCTACATTACGACAGAACCAAAATTCAAGAGGTACATAATATTTTTCTCCTTCCTCCATACCTTGAACACCAACCATTTTATCATATCCTTCTCTTTTACCTTTAGGTAAAGATAATTCATTCCAAATGTACATCCATTCACCATAATGTTTATCTATTTTTTGACCACCAATTTCTAATTCACAATCTTTAATTACTTTTAATCCAGCATATGGTACATCACATTTTTTTGTTGATGATAAAACTAAATAAGCACGGTTTATTAAATCACCATTTCTTGAAATTGTAGCAGTTACACGAGAACCAAAATTAACATTGCCATTAAAAGTTTGTAAAATAGATTCTAAAGCAAAGTTAGTATGTCTTCTATAAACAACTTTAAAAAAGGTAATTTGAGGATTACCAGTTAAATAAACATCTTGAGCACCATAAGCAACTAATTGTAATAAACCACCACCCATAATTAATTAATTATTTCTAATAATATAAAAGAAAAAAAAAATATATAATTTAATTTAATTAGAATAAGCAATACCACCCATACCAGATAATATGCGTAATACGTTATAATTTACAGCATATATTGATACCGCTTCTGGTAGCTTAGCAGTTGCAGTATCTACATAAGTTAAATCTAAAGTAGCGGTATCAATTCTTGACATATTTAGAGTACCAGAAGGTTGATGTTCTTCTGGTTTTAATGCAAATGAATATACATTTATACCTCTATTATCAGGTACATTTTCGTGATGTTGGAAAGGTTGTATTAAATTAAAGTATTCACCAGGACGTTGAGCAAAACGGTCATTACCATTTAATGTTAATTTTGCAGTAGCAACTTGATTAGTTGTTCCTATATCAGTACCAGTATCAGTATCTTTTGTACCATAATGATTCCAATTAGTCGCACCTGAACCTGGTGCGTGTGCTACCCAAACTAATTCTTTAACAGGATGATTGAAATTTAATTTGATTTTAGAACTAGCAGATTCTCTGCCAGTAAATTGTAATTGTTCAATTAAATATTCATGTGAAGATTGAGCGAATTTTCTTCTTTCATCAGTATCTAAATAAACATAATCTACCCATAATTCAGCATCTAAAGCACCACTAGTACCTAGATTAGCAGCTGTTTCAAATTGAATATTAACTTTAACTTCGTGATATTGAAGACCTATTAAAGGTAAAGCTAAACCTACATTGCGACAGAACCAAAATTCAAGAGGTACATAATATCTTTTATCTACAGATACATCGAATCCTGTAGAACCAACCATTTTATTATAACCAGTTCTTTTACCTTTAGGTAAAGATAATTCATTCCAGATGTACATCCATTCACCATAATGTTTATCTATTTTTTGACCACCAATTTCTAATTCAGCATATTGTATAGCTTTTAATGCAGCATATGGTGTAGTAGAGTCATTTTCTGGAGATAATACTAAATAAGCACGATTTATTAAATCGCCATTTCTTGAGATAGTAGCAGTTACACGATTGCCATAACCAACTGAACCATTGAAAGTTTGTAGTATAGATTCTAAAGCGAAATTAGTGTGTCTTCTGTAAACAACTTTAAAAAAGGTAATTTGAGGATTACCAGTTAAATAAACATCTTGAGCACCATAAGCAACTAATTGTAATAAACCACCACCCATTAATTATTAATAGATTTCTATTAATATATAAGAAAAAAAATTTTTAATAAAACGCAATAATTAATTAGAATAAGCTAAACCTCCCATTCCCGATAAAATTCTTAATACATTATAATTTACAGCATATACAGCGATATTAGAATCTTTTCTATTAGTATCAGTAATATTAGAAGCTAATACAGTACTATCAATTCTAGACATATTTAATGTTCCAGAAGGTTGATGTTCTTCAGGTTTAATAGCGAATGAATAAACATTTATACCTCTATTTTTAGGTACGTTTGTATGATGTTGATATGGTTGAACAATATCAAAGTAAGAGCCATCTCTAGGAGCAACTCTATCATTACCATTTAATTTTATATGTGCATCAATAAAAGGATTTTTTTTATCACTGGTTGTAAAATTATTCCAATTATAAAAAGAATTAGTATTTACATTAGTAGAATCATTATTTTTTAATTTAGAAACCCATACTAATTCTTTAGAAGGATGATTAAAATTTAATCTTAATTGAGTATTATAAACTTCATCACCGGTAAATTGTAATTGTTCAATTAAATATTCATGTGATAATTGTGCGAATTTTCTTCTTTCATCAGTATCTAAATAAATATAATCAACCCAAATATCAGCTTTAAATTGTGGTAAAGTAGATATTGAATTTTGAAAAATTGTACTATTAAATTGAGAACCACATTCTTTAGAAGTTGCAAAATTAATTTTAAGTTTAACTTCGTGATATTGAAGAGCAATTAAAGGTAATGCTAAACCAATATTGCGACAGAACCAAAATTCAAGAGGAACAAATAATTTAGTAGAACTAGAAGTAG